CTATGTGGACAGTGATCTGTCACCCACACGCGCCAAGGGGACTGAATACTATCGCGGTGATTTATTCGGCAATGAGGTCGAAGGCAACAGCAAAGTGGTGGCCATGGAGGTGCGCGACACTGTGAGCGCCATGCTGCCAAGCCTGATGCGAGTGTTTTTCAATTCTGAGAATGTGGTGGAATTCACTCCCCGTGGCCCAGAAGATGTGAAGATGGCACAGCAGGCGACTGACTATGCGAACTACATTTTCCAGAACGACAACAATGGGTTTTTGACCAGTTACGCTATCTTCAAAGATGCCCTGGTGCGTAAATGCGGCATTGCCAAATTTTGGTGGGAAGATGAAGAGCAAGTGCGCATTGAGGAGTACTCTGGCCTAGATGACCAGACACTTGAGATGCTGATGCAAGAGCCTGGCGCTGAAGTGAAGATCATCACATCGTACCCAGACCCCAGCATTGACGAGCTGCAAATCTCTACTGTTGACCCAGTGACTGGCCAGCCAGTGATGATGCCACCCGCCATGGTCCACGATGTGCAGATCAAGCGCATCACAAAGGATGGCCGAATTCGCATCATGGCTGTGCCGCCAGAGGAGCTGCTGCTGGACAGACGCGCCAGGTCATTTGACGATGCCACGATCATTGCCCACCGCCAGATGGCCACCATGGCTGATCTGTTGGCCATGGGCTACGACCAGGATGAGATTGAAGAGAATCTGTCAACGACAGACCTGGACAGCAATGACGAGTATTTGGCGCGTCAGCCACTGAGTACAACATTTGGCACAAATGACGCTGCCAATCCGATGATGCGCAGAGTGCTGTACATCGAGGCGTATTCCCGTGTGGACTACGATGGTGACGGCATTGCCGAGCTGCGCAAAGTCTGCTGCATGGGTGGTGGCTATAAGGTGGTGCGCAATCTGCCAGCCAGCTACATTCCATTTGCTGACTTCCCATGTGACCCAGAGCCACACACAAGCCCCTTGGAGGCAATGTCTATTTTTGACATCACCCGTGACTTGCAAGAGATCAAGTCTGAGATTCTGCGCAATACATTGGACAGCCTGGCTCAATCCATCCACCCGCGCACGGCAGTGGTTGAAGGCCAAGTCAATATTGACGATGTCTTGAACAACGAAACAGGGGCGATCATTCGCATGCGCGCCCCTGGTATGGTCCAGCCTCTGTCCACGCCATTTGTTGGCCAGGCTGCATTCCCGATGATGGAATACATGGACCAGATCAAGGAAGATCGCACGGGCATGAGCAAGGCGGCCATGGGTTTGAATGCTGATGCATTGCAGTCCAGCACCAAGGCAGCTGTGAACGCCACGATCAGCGCCAGCCAAGGCCGCATTGAGCTGACAGCACGCATCCTGGCTGAAGGCATGAAAAAGCTCTTCAAGGGCATTTTGTTCTTGACGATCACTCACCAGGACAAGGCACGCATGGTGCGTCTGCGCAATGAGTGGGTGCAGATCGATCCCAGATTCTGGGACGCGACCATGGATGCCAACATCAACATTGCCCTGGGCAATGGCGACACCAACGAAAAGCTCCAGGCTTTGATGATGATCATGTCAAAGCAAGAGCAAATCTTGCAGCAGCTTGGTCCGACCAATCCATTGGTTACGCCACAGCAATTTAGCAACACCCTACGAAAAATCGTAGAGCTGTCTGGCTTCAAAGACACGACAAGCTACTTTCAGCAAATCCCTGCCGACTATGTGCCGCCAACGCCACCACAAAAGCCAAGCCCCGAAGAGGTGCTGGCCCAGGTGCAGGCTGAGTCCATCAAGGCCGACATCCAGAAGAAAGCAGCCGAGCTGGAGCTAAAGCGCCAGCAAATGCTTTTGGACGATGACCTGGCACGCGACAAAATGGCTCAAGACATGTATCTCAAAAAGTACGAAATTGAGTTAAAGTACAAATCACAGATCAGTACAGCCGAAATTGATGCGGCCCAGAATATTGATCGTGAAGCAATGCGTCAACAGGCATTGTTGGCCCAGCAGCAAGCAGCACAGTTTGTGCAGCAGCAGCAGCCACCAGCGCCTGAGATGATGCCCCCATCAACCTTTAACGGAATGGCTCAGTGAGTACAAACGAAGACCAGGTAAATAAAGGCCGAAAGGCCAAGCAGCTGCTTGAGGATGAAATCCTCAATGCAGCAATTGCGAAATTGGAAAATGACCAACTTTGGGTATTTCGATCATCGAAACCCGAAGAGTCTGTGAAACGCGAGACAGCGTGGTGCATGTTGCAGGCCATTGATGGTCTGCAGCAAGAGTTGATCAAGATCATGGACAACGGCAAGATTGCACAGAACGCCATCAGCAAATCACAGAAAAATCTAATTTAAGAAAATACTATGGCAGAAACAACAGCAATGAATATGGCCGATGCGGCCAATGCTATCTCAGCAATGTTAGCCCCCGAAGAGGGACAGGCAGAAGTTACTGAGACGCAGCAAGTCGAGGAATCCGAAGAGGAGACCGAGACAGCGGCTTCTGATGAAGATGACTCTGGTGTGGAAGACGCGCCAGATGATGAAACATCAGAGGAACAGTCCGAAGAAGAGGAAGAGCCAGAAGAAGAGGAACAGCAGCAGACTTTCACTGTCAAAGTTGACGGCAAGGAAGTTTCTGTAACGCTGGACGAGCTTCAGAAAGGCTACTCCAGGACTCAGGACTACACCCGGAAAACGCAGCAGATTGCCGAAGTGCGAAAGCAAGTCGAGCAAGAGACGCAGGCAGTCCGGGCCGAGCGTGAACAGTACGCTCAATTGTTGGGAGCATTGCAAGCCCAACTTCAGTCTTCAGAGCCTCAGATCGATCTGGATCGTCTTTATCACGAAGACCCGATCGAGTGGGTGAGGCAAAAGGAAGTCATGCGGGAGCGACAAGAGAAATTAGGTGCTATTCAGTCAGAACAGCAGCGACTCTCTCAAGTGGCCCAGTATGAACAACAGCGTGCCATGGAGGCCCAACTTGCCAGCCAGCAAGAAGCCCTATTGGCAGCCCTGCCAGATTGGAAAGACCCCAAGAAGGCAAAGGCCGAGAAGGCGCTGGTGATTGAGTCTGCGAAGGCGGCAGGCTTTACCGATGAAGACTTGAAGAGTGTTTACGACCACCGCCTGGTGCTGTTGCTGCGCAAAGCGGCAATGTACGACCAGATGGTAAGTAAACGCCAAGGCATTAAGCCTGTGGTGAACAATGGCCCACGACCAGCCAAGCCTGGAGCAGCTGGTCGGGTTTCGACAACAACTGAGGCTACCCGCGCAAAGCAGCGTCTTGCAAAAACTGGCCGTGTCGATGATGCGGCTTCTGCAATTGAACTTTTATTGAAATGAGAAAATTATGGCTATCGTAAGCAATACATTTTTGACATACTCTGCAAAGGGTATCCGGGAAGATTTGAGCAATGTCATCACGAACATAGCACCAGAGGAAACTCCATATTCTTCAAACATTGGCCGTGAGAACGTGTCCAACAGTTTGTATGAATGGCAGACAGATACACTCGCCAGTGCTGCAAGTAATGCGCAGCTTGAAGGCGATGATGTTGCGTCATTTGACTCTGTGACTGCTACTGTGCGTTTGCAAAACTATGCACAGATTTCACGCAAGACAATCATCTTGTCAGCTACTGAAGAAGTGGTCAACAAGGCAGGACGTCGCAGCGAGCTGGCCTACCAAATCGCGAAGCGTGGCGCTGAGCTAAAACGTGATCAAGAATTCGTCATGTTGAATGGCGGCATTGCTGTTGCTGGTGATTCCACCACTGCCCGTGTCACTGCCTCTTTGGGCGCGTTTGTAAAAACAAACACTGACAAGCAGACCAATGGTGCTGATCCTTCATACACAACACTGCCAACATCTGCCCGTACAGACGGCAACGTGCGCACATTCACTGAAACCATTTTGAAAAATGTGATTCAGAAAGTGTGGACTGCTGGTGGTACACCTAAGATTTTGATGTGCGGTCCTGTTAACAAACAGCGCGTGTCAGGCTTCTCTGGTATCGCTTCCAGCCGTTTCAACATTGATGGCGGTGCAAAGCCTGCCACTTTGGTTGGCGCTGTTGACATCTACGTTTCAGATTTCGGCAATGTCCAAGTTATTGCCAACCGCTTCCAACGCGAGCGTGATGCATGGGTGATCGATCCTGACTACGCCAAGATGACTGTGCTGCGTCCTTACCAGCAAGTTGAATTGGCCAAGACTGGTGACGCTGAAAAGCGTATGCTGATCGTTGAGTGGGGTCACAAAGTGTTGGCTGAAAACGCCCACGGCTTGGCCGCTGACTTGATCACTTCTTAATCGGAAGCAATGGAAAGGGCCAGGGAAACTTGGCCCTTTTTTTAACATGATTGAAAAAAAATTATTTGATGTAAATGCCCAGCAGGGCATCACACGCACCTGGCACTACAACACTGACAACGATGAAGTCACCATCCAAACACAACAAGATGTGACCGATGTCATTGAGGCCAACAAAGCCATCTACAACGCTGTGGATGAGAAAGCCACCTGGAAGGGTGAATGGCACTTGGTCGCATCCATCCCAGAAGCGCTTTATTACAAAATGAAAGCCGAAGGCAAGATTGATGACCAGGAGTACATGAAGCGCTGGTTAAACGATAGCGAAAATCAATTCTTTAGGACTCGACCTGGAAAAGTATGAACTACATTGCTGTATGCACCCCTGCCCGTGATCAAGTCCACACCAATTACACCTACTGTATGGTGAATTTAGTCGCGTATCACACACTCAACACAACAGACGCAATCAGTCTGAAATTGATGCAAGGCACGATCATCCAAAACCAAAGGGCTGACCTTTGCCTGGATGCCATGAGAGAGGGCTGCACCCACATTCTCTTCATCGACTCTGACATGACATTTCCCCAGGATATGGTCGGCAGACTTCTGGCCCATGACAAGCCAATCGTGGCCGCCAACTGCGCAAGACGCAGAATGCCAACTGGTCCGACAGCTCAGAACTATGACGAAAATGGCAAGCGAATCCCCATCTATACGATGCCAGAATCGACTGGACTGGAAGAGGTGGGAAGCATTGGAACAGGCATAATGCTGATCAAGCGCGAGGTGTTTGAGGGCATGAGTGAGCCATGGTTTGATATGCCGTGGCAAACAACACGGGGCTACATGGGAGAGGATGTTTTCTTTTGTAAGAAAGCTCAAGAGCTGGGTTACAAAATCTACATCGACCATGATGTCTCAAAGGAAATTGGCCACATTGGCACATTTGAGTTTCGCCATGACCACACCTGGATTGTGAAAGAGGAAATGGAAAAAGAGGCCCAATAATGGCACTGACAACTTATGCAGAACTAAAGACATCAATTGGTGACTGGCTTAATCGATCTGATCTGACTGCTGTCATTCCAGACTTTATCTCACTGGCCGAAGCGCAAATCGAAAGAACACTGCGCACCAGGCAAATGTTGACCAGGACAACTTTGTCAATTGATTCTGTTTTTGAATCAACACCAAGTGACTTTCTAGAAGTCAAAGCATTTAAGTTAACCAGCACAAATCCAGACACGCCATTGTCTTTTATGACAATGGATGCCTTGGACCAGGAATCGACAAAATTCACAGGCAGTGGCAGGCCAAAATTTTTTGGTGTGGTCGGCTCTGAATTTAGATTTGTGCCAACGCCAGATGCGACATACACGGCTGAAATTGTTTACTTTGCAAATTTGAACAAATTGTCTGGAAGTGTTGCGACCAATTTTCTTTTGACATCAAGCCCTGACATTTATCTGTATGGAAGTCTACTCCAGGCTGCTCCATATCTTCAAGATGATGCGAGAATTCAGACATGGGCAACGCTGTATGAGCGTGCTTTGAATGATTTGCAAGTGGCCGATGATCGAGGCTCTACTTCTGGTGGGGGTTTGTTGACTCGCGCAAAAACTTTTGGCTAAGGATTAGAAAATGGCAGATACCACAACCACAAACCTATTGCTGACAAAACCAGAAGTCGGTGCATCTACCGACACCTGGGGGACAAAGATCAATACCGACCTGGACACTATTGATGCATTGTTTGATGCTGGTCCATTATTGAAGGTCACAAAGGGTGGCACTGGTGTCGGCACAAGCACTGGCACTGGCAACAATGTGTTGTCAAACAGTCCAACACTGGTGACACCAGCTCTTGGCACACCATCAGCTGCTGTCTTGACCAATGCAACGGGCCTGCCAATTTCGACTGGTGTAAGTGGATTGGGAGCTGGAGTCGCGACATTCCTGGCAACGCCATCATCAGCCAATCTGGCAGCTGCTGTGACTGATGAAACAGGCACGGGCAATTTGGTGTTTACCAATTCACCAACTTTGGTGACGCCAGCTCTTGGCACGCCATCGGCTGCCGTGCTGACCAATGCAACGGGTTTGCCTTTATCAACTGGTGTTACTGGTGTTCTGCCAGTGGCAAATGGTGGAACAGGATCGGCCTCTGGAGTGGATTTGGCCACTGGCGTGACGGGGACACTGGCGGTGGCCAATGGCGGCACGGGCCAGACAAGTTTTACCAATGGCCAATTGCTGATTGGTAACAGCACTGGCAACACATTGACCAAGGCATCATTGACTGCTGGCTCTGGCGTGACTATTACGCCAGGCGCTGGATCAATTGAGATCGCATTTACTGGCCCAGGAGCTGGATCAGTGACCAGTGTTGATGTGTCTGGCGGCACAACTGGTTTGACAACTTCTGGAGGTCCAGTTACGGCATCAGGAACAATTACCCTGGCTGGGACACTTGCTGTTGCAAATGGTGGTACTGGTCAAACATCTTATACAGATGGTCAATTGTTAATTGGAAATTCGAGTGGAAATACGCTTAATAAAGCAACATTGACTGCGGGTACTGGAATATCTATTACCAATGCTGCGGGTGAAATCACAATCGCTTCAAATGTATCAGGTGGCGCATTTGGTACTGACTTGTCTTACACAGACTTTTTCTTGACCTTATCAAGCGCAATAAGTTCAAGCGCAGTTAATTTGCAAGCTGTTTCTTTGGATGGAACTAGCGAGTTAATGATTGTTCATGGCACTACTTCTGCCCATGCTGTAGTTTTTAACACAAGCACCAACACTTTTGGAACGCCTGTTCTTGTCAGAACTACTAGTTTAAACAGTCGTAACAGCATTGCGTTAGCTTCTGTTTCTTCAACTTCGGTTTTGGTTTGTTCTTTAGTTCCAAGTACTTCGGCACTTGAAACTGTGGTTTTAACTGTTAGCGGAAGCACTATAACTGTTGGCACTCCTGTTGCAACAACTTTGTCTGCAAACAGCAGTTTAGTCGTACCCAACACACGTCTAGTAACTGTTGGGTCAAGCTATGTTTTGAATTACTGGAATGTAACAGGAACAACACCAAAGTTTAGAGCTATTACAGTATCAGGCTCAACACCTACTGTTGGCTCTGAGTTTGCTTACACAGGTGGTGGCTCAAGTAACAACTACCATCACTCTTATGCACACAGCAGTTCTATGCTTATGAGTTTTAGCGTAACAGGTGGTTCTACTGTTTATGCTTACCCTATTTCAGTTAGTGGCACAACATTAACTGGTGGAACTGCTGCAACAGTATCAACAACAGACACGATTATTTGCACAGGACAACTAAGTAGTAGCCGTTATGTTTTGGCTTATTTAAACACTACTGGTCGTGGCGCAGTTGTTTCTGTTAGTGGAACTACTGCAAGCATTTCAACAGCGGCAACAACATTAACTGTTGGTACATGGTCACCACAAATTCAAGTTTTTTCTAACAAAGCATTTATCTTGACTGGTTCATCTGGCACAGACAGAATAAATGTGTTGACTGATACAGCAGGCTCTGCCTCTCTTGGTACAGAATTACAAGTTCCCGCTAATCCAGGAAACATTGTTGGCTATTTAAGTACAGAAAAAATTCTTTGGGCTTATTCCGCTTCTGGTTCAAGTGTAAATATACAGTATGGAATTTCTTCAGGTAGTCCTGTAAGAGAAAAAACATTTCAATCTGTAACAAGTACATCTCCAATTACTGCAACTGCTTTTAGTAGCGCTTACTACACTCGCCCATTGTCTGGGCCTCCTCAAAGCGGAAGCAATGTAGAAACAATTCAAAGAACATCAGCAGGCAAAATTGCCCCTGGCTATTCTGTGTTAAATCCATTTACAGTTTCTATTGATGGAACTTACGCCACAAAACTGCAACAAGCTGCAAATCCATTTGCGTCATTTAATGATGGAATATCTGAAGCAACTGTATGGGGATTGCCTCAAACAACATCTGACACGGCTACAACTATTCAACTCAGAAAAGTGACATTAGTATGAAAAAGATCATTACTGCCTCTGGCAAATTTGGCCCTTACGAATCGGTTGAAGTTCTTGAAGATCGTTACCGAGTGGATGGCCCATCAGACTTACCTTTTACTGTCATTGGTCAAGGTGAGATTAGTGATGTTGTGGATGGGGATTTCCCCATTCCTGAATATGTTGCGCCCATTGTTGAAGTAACACCAGAGCCAACTAAAGAAGAATTGCTTGCTCAACTGCAAGCACTTTCCGAGCAAATTCAAGCGTTACAGTAATCATGGACGCTGATGTCGATAAGCGCCTGGCGGTGCATGAGGCAATTTGTGCAGAGCGATATAACTCCATCGCCAACACATTGAAAGATGGCGACAGACGCATGACCAAGATTGAATATCTGCTTTATGCAGCAATCTTGGCCGTCTTACTTGGACCAGGTGTGGCTGCCGAATTCGTCAAAAAGATTTTCGGGCTATGAAAGACTGGGCCGTGGCACTGATCGCTGCGGCCCTTTTATCGGCCACCATCATCTGGGGCTTTTTTGTCATCATTGTTTCTCTGCCATGGTCTATGCTCTGGTCCTAATAGCAGCTGCCGAATACCGATGCACTAGGTGGACATGGACTGGTGACATCTACAATCGCAAGGTTGTCTGCATCAAGTGGGAGAAGAGGAAATGATCATTGATCCAATGGACGCGCTAAATGGCCTGCAAAGTGCCATTAGCATGGTCAAAAAGGCCAGTAAGGTGGCCAATGACATAGGCGGTCTTGCCCCCATGATTGGCAAGATGTTTGATGCCAAGAGCCAGGCGACCAAGGCCATGCTCCAGGCCAAGCGGGAGAAAAAAGGCTCAAACATGGGCGCGGCTCTCCAGATCGAGATGGCCTTAGAGCAAGCCCGAGCTTTTGAGGAAGAGCTGAAAATGCTCTTCATGCAGACTGGCAAGATCGATGTCTGGAACAAGATCAAGGCGCGCCAGGCTGAGATGGACAGGGATGATGCCAAGGAGATGGCCGCCCTCAAAGCCGCAGACAAGAAGGCCAAGCAAAAAGAAGAAGAGATGCAAGAATGGGCCATGATCATTGGCGGCACGGCATTTGTGATTTTGCTGGTCTTCATCGGCATCAATGAGATGATGGAGCTATGCAAGGGGGCAAGGTGCGGTAGATGAACGAGTATCAGAAGCAGTTTGACAAACTGCTAAAGGTGTTCATTTATATGTTGGTCGCGTGGTGGGTGCTTGGACTGCTCCGATTTTTCCCAGATGATATTAGCGACCGAATAGTGGCCAAAATATTGGGAATGTTTGGAATATGAAAATCACTCTCTACCAGGTCAATGCAAACATGCTGAAAGAGGCCCAGAGAGTGATCCATCAGCAGAATCTAAAGCAGATGGAGATTTTGAACAGACAAGCCCAAGAGGCCCACAAAAAGGCTCAGTGGATCAAACCTAATTCTGTGGATGTGATGGCATGAAATATTTACTGCTGCTTTTACTGTTGACTGGCTGCGAAGATCGGTATCGATACAAATGCCAGAATCCTGACCATTTCCACGCACCAGAGTGTCAGAAGCCCAAGTGCTTATTTACTCAGCAGTGTCCAGAATACCTGGTCGCACCAATCCTAGAAAAGAAGGTGACAGATGTCCAGCCAGAATCAAAGACTAACAACTGAAGAATTCGAGGTAAGAATTTGGGGCTTTGTAGTTGGTGTTGTCACACTGATCCTTTGCTTCATCGTCATTGCACTTTTGTACTCAGTGACATTTGTCACTCAGCCGATCAAGAGCATGGCGCCAATTGACCAGGCATACACAAAGATGCTAAACGACATCGTGCTGCTGATTGTGGGCGGCATTGGTGGTGTGATGACCAAACGGGCGGCAGGTGCTGCGGCCAAGGCTTTTGGAATGCAGCCACCAGC